GTGGTGGATCTTCCACACTTGCAGGTTTGACTGATGTAACTATTACAGCACCAATTACTAATCAGTTTTTAAAATACAATGGAACAGAATTTGTCAACGCAGGTATTGATTATGCTAACGTAGGTGGAACTCCTAATTTAGCAACTGTGGCAACTACTGGCAGTTATAACGATTTAAGTAACAAGCCTATTATTCCAAATGATCTTGATGACTTATCTGATGTTGATACAACAACTATTCCTCCAACTAATGGACAGGTTTTAAAATGGTTAAACAATAAATGGGCGCCAGCAGATGATATCACTTCAGGTGGTGGTGGCCTTAATGCTGATACACTTGATGGCTTTGATAGCACACACTTCTTAAACTTTAATAATATTACAAACAAACCTACCTATGAAGTAAATGACTTAGGTGATATTAGTATTACAAATTTAAGCGGAAATCAAATTTTAAAGTACACTGGTTTAACTTGGGTAAACAGTACAAACGAACCTGACTTTTCAGATGTACAAAATAAACCAACAACACTATCAGGTTATGGTATTACAGATTCACCTACAGTATTGACAGACCTTGGTATTACAGATGGTAGTGCTAATCAATTACTAAAAACAAATGGTGCTGGTAACTTTACTTTTACAAGTGCTTTAAGTGGTGTAAGTATTGTTAATGGTAGCAGTATAAACCTTGCCGCAAGTTCAGGAATAACTATTACTTCCATTTTAGATGAAAATAATTTATCTTCGGATAGCGATACTGCTCTTGCTACACAACAGTCTATCAAGGCATATGTTGATACAGCAGTGGCAGGCAACACAGAAGGACTTTCAACAAGATCGAACAGTACACAAATCACAGCAAGTATTGCCGATAACGCCAATCAAAATCTTACATTTTCAGGATTTAAAACTTATGCGTTACTATACATTACTACTTCGGCGGCGGCTTGGGTAAGAGTTTATACAAGTAGTACAGCAAGAGCAAATGATGCCACAAGAGTAGAAGGAGTTGATCCTTCACCAGATGCAGGTGTTGTTGCAGAAGTTTTAACAACCGGATCACAAACAATCACATTTGGTCCAAGTATTCTTGGATCTAACAGTGCTAACGATTCCACAATTTATGTTGCAGTAAAAAACAAAAGTGGTAGTACAGCATCTATTTCAACTACACTTGGCTTACTGAAACTGGAGGCGTAGATTATGTCCTTGGATAAATTTGTCCAAAGAAAAGTTTACATGGTCACACTTGGAAAAGACGTTGACCTTGATGCATTCTATGACGATATGGAAACTCCAGGAGGTAATTTATACATTCCTGATCGTGCAGTAGATCTTGCTAATCGAAGACCAATATCAAGATCAACAGAATATTGGCTTACACAGAACGATGTTAACAATTTAAGAAATGATCCAAGAGTCATATCAGTAGAACTTAATCCAGCAGACCTAAATATTGAACCTGGACTAACTGTAACTGAAACAACAGGAACATTTGCAAGAAATGCCTCAGCCACAGCAACAGATATCAACTGGGGTATCCTACGTATGTGGGACGGTTACTTAAGAACAACTGCAACCACAGAAATTACAACAACAGTAAGTTGGAATCACACAGGTAGAAATGTAGATCTTGTTATCTGTGACGGTGATGGTATTGTGCCTAATCACCCAGAGTTTTTAGACAGTAATAACCAATCCAGAGTTGTACAGTACAATTGGTATCAACATAATCCACAAGTTACGGGCGGTAGTGCAGACACATACAGTTATGGCAATCCAGGCAGTTATCATGCAAATCACGTCATGGGTACAGCAGGCGGAAATCCAAACGGTTGGGCCAGAGATGCAAATCTATATAACATTTACTATTACGCTGGTGCTGTTGGTAACAATAACTTTCCATACGTAATGGATTATATTAGGGAATTTCATAGGACTAAAGCAGACAATCCAGATACAGGAAGAAAAAATCCTACTGTGATTAATAACAGTTGGGGTATGAGTATCTTCCCAAGCCAATGGAGTTTTAGCAGTATTGATGCTGTTACTTACAGAGGCACAAGATTCGCACCGACTGGTGACACTACTTACAATGGAACTTCTGGTGTGTTTACATCTGTTGATCTTTTGTCTAACTTTACTGCTGATCCAGAAAACATTACACAAAGAATAGAAACTACAGGCAGTGAAGGTGCACCTAATGGAGAGTTTTCAGGAACCTTGCCAACTGGTTGGTCAAGGACTGGTGGTGAAGTATCTCTATCTATAAACACTGCTCCTGCAACACGATACACAATTAGGGTACAAGGTCCTTCAACCATTAATTGTACAAGTACAACTTCATCTCAAGGACTATCAGGAATATCTTATCTTACTTCTTACATCCAAGTATTTGAATCAGACGGAACAACAGAAGTTACATCAACTACAGATACTCAACAATCTGTTGACGGTGGACAGGTTAGTATTAGCCTGTCGGCAAACAGTGTAAATTTACCTAACAACGAAATTTATCAAATTCATTTTGATACTAATCTTGTAGAAGCAAGTAATCCGACAACTGCTATGACAGCCAGTGTGGTTATTACAAACTATCAGGCATCAGACGCCGCGGCTACTGTGACATCATTAGGTACAAACCAATCTATTCCAAGTGTGGCAACCCTTACTGCAAGTGTAACACCTACTACAGGTAGTAATGATGATGGTTATTGGTCTGTAAGTTTACCATTTAATGTGAGTTTTCTTTCAACTAATTACTCAACTGTTTACATGGGTACTAACAGTTATCTTACATTTGGTAGTGGTTCATCAATTTATTACCAGATAGATGAAAACACTCCATCAGTTCCTAAAATCATGGTCACAGCAGAAGATTGTTCATGTCAAAGAATTTACTACGGAGCAGAAGGCACAACTGGTTCAAGAACATTTAGATTAGTATATGAAGGTAGTACAGGTACATCAGGATCAGTAGGCAGTCCGACTGTAAGATATCAGTACACATTTTACGAAGCCACCCCTAACAGAATAGATTTACTAATAGAAGATAATGCAAATAAACAAGTTGATGGCAGTTTCACTGATGCACAACTTAATAGTTGGGGCTTTATTGCAGGTTCACGTATTCCTGTAAGAGTAGCGGCTCTTGATGCAGATATAGAAGATGCGATAGATGAAGGATTAATTTATATTGGTGCGGCAGGTAACGGTGCATGGAAACATGATGTACCTGGAGGTCCTGATTGGGATAATACTTTTGAAATGGGTGGGAATACTTATTACTATATGCGTGGTACTTCTCCTACAGCAAATGATGATACAGTAAATGGTACATATGATATACCTAACATTTGTGTAGGTGCAACAGATACAGCATACACAAATAGTTTAGATAGAAAAGTTTACTTTAGTGACTGTGGTCCTGGAGTAGATATTTACGCACCAGGACATTATATACAAAGTCCACTTAACCCATCTGCACTTGGCGAAATTACAGATGCAAGAGATAGTAATTATCGTATTGGAAAAATATCAGGAACTTCAATGGCAAGTCCACAGGTAGCAGGAATTGTAGCCTGTATGATGGAAGCATATCCACACTTCAAACAAGAAGAAGTAAAAGAGTATCTACTAAAAACTTGGTCAGCACAAGATCAACTTTATGATGCTATTGCAACTGATAATCCTATAGATTCAGATGATTTACAAGGGTCACCAAATAATCACGCAAAATACCACCACGAAAGACCATTAGATGGTACACTGTTTCCCAAATCAAGATATACACAAAGGCCTACAACAGGTGCTTTATTTCCAAGGCCAAAAAGAAGTATTATAAAAGGAAACCCCGAACCAGGATCAGCACCTTCATCTATTAGTTACAACATTTCAGTAGGAAACGTAGGTTCCGGTGCTTACACAATGTCAGGCTCAGATAGAAATGGCAGTGTAAGCGGAAGTAATCCAACAATTAATATAAACAGTGGTGACACACTTACATTAAACGTAAATGCATCAGGACATCCATTGTTTATTAAAACAGTAAATTCAACTGGTACAGGAAATCTTGTGTCAGGAGTAAGTGGTCAAGGTACTTCAAGCGGTAGTATAAATTGGAATACATCAGGCGTTACCGCAGGTACTTATTACTATAATTGTCAATATCATAGTGCTATGTATGGCTTAATAGTAGTGAGTTAAAGGGAACCCAGGATAGGATAAATATTAGTATGGCAATACAAACTATTAACATTGGACAAGTAGCAAACGACGGTACAGGTGATGATCTAAGAGAAGCGTTTGTAAAGGTTAATAATAACTTTACAGAACTTTCAAATAGAATTCCTGAACAAACAACTGCATCAAATTTAGGCACTATAGGTGAAGGTGTTTTCGCACAAAAAGTCACTTATGATTTACAGTTTAAAAAGATTAAAGCAGGCGGAAATGTTACTGTAACTTCTGATAGCAACAACGTTATTATCAGCAGTGTTGGTGGTTTGCAATCTTTAATTGTTGCTACAGACAGTGGAAATATTACTTTATCAGAAGGTGAAACATTTACTATTGCAGGTGGTAACAATGTAACTACACAGGTAAATGGTGCAAATGGTATTTCAATTAATGCCGCAACAGAACTTTCTACAGATTTAACTCCACAACTTGGTGCAAACTTAGATGGACAAAACAGAGATATTTTAAATGTAAGAAATATTGAAAGTCTTGTACATATGGTAGATGTACGTGATATTTACGGATTCAACTTTGGAACCCTTACAGGCAGTACATCAAGCATTATTGAATTCTTAGGATCAGCAGTTGATATTAATTTAGGCACTATTTCACAGCCTGGTTTACAAGACGATAGCACAATAGACGATCTATCAATTGACGTTGGAACAATAACAAATCCACTTTAAGCATAGTCAAAGATTCCGATAAATACTACTGAATAAGGAATAATTATGGCTTCAATCTGGACATTAAATACTGGTAGTAGACTTGGTGTATTTGCGGAAAACGCCACCATTAGATTTGCTTTACCACTTAACACAGCATCTAACACAATATCTAATGTAAAAGTAATCAGCGGAGAATTGCCCGGGGGATTACGTATTGATGGTTTGTATGTAGTAGGTACTCCGTTTGAAGTAGCAAGAGTCACAGAATCTAAATTTGTGCTTAGAGCAACTGCAAGTGATGGCAGTATTGAAGATAGAACATTTACAATATTAATTGACGGACCTGATGAACCTACTTGGACTACTAAAGAAGGTTTATTACAAGTAGATCCTAATAGTAAATATTTTGTACTTGATA